ATATAGTAAACTCAACCTCTATAAACGGATTTAATGTTTGTGGGGCAGTCACAACCTCAGCAGTAGATATAATAGACGTACCTGCTGATAAATTATATAAAGTAAACACTTTATTAATTTCAAACGTAGACGGTTCTAGTGCAGCAGATATAACTGTATCAGTATCTAATGACAATGGTTCAAACTATTACCACATAGCAAAAACAATCTCTGTACCAGCAGACTCAACATTAACTTTATTATCTACTGATCTTTACTTAGATGAAACAGATTTGTTAAGAGTTCAAGCTAGTGCTAATAGTGATTTAGAGTATGTAGTTTCTGGTGTAATTATAGATGATGCATAAGGAGTTAGAAGATGGCTCACTTTGCAGAACTTGATAGCAATAACGAAGTAATACAAGTAGTTGTAATATCTAATGATGATGTAGCTGCTAATGGTGGAGACTATTCATCACAAGCAGAAACCTTTGTAGCTAATCTAATACCACATTCAGAAAATGGTGTTGCTTGGAAACAAACTTCTTATAATGGTAATCAACGCAAACAATATGCAGGCATAGGATTTACCTACGATGCAGCAAAAGACAAATTTATCTTACCAAAACCCTTTGCTTCTTGGTCATTAGACTCAAATGATGATTGGATAGCACCTGTAACTTATCCAAGTAAAGATGAAATTGAGTCTAATCCTGTACTCATTCTTTGGGATGAAGATAATCAAAAGTGGTTAGGTAAAACTTATACAGGTGAAAATTTACAAACAGAAACAGACTACGAGTGGGATGCAAGTGGTCTATCATGGAGCGAGGTTTAAATATGTCAGAAGGTAATGGTGGAATAATTGGACCAGACAATACGGTACAAACAGGTACGCAAAGTGCTGTAATAACTACTTTTAATGCTAGTGGCACTTTAACCACAGCGACTCATACAACATCATTACAATATCTAATTATTGCAGGTGGTGGTGGAGGCGGAGGCCACCCTGTAGCTCCAACATTTACTGTAGGGTCAAGGGGGGGCAATTCTTCTATAGCAGGTACCCCTATTTCAACTGTTCAGTCAAGCGGTGGCGGCGGAGGTGATACAGGTTATTTTACACCTAACCCTGGTAATCAACCTGGAGGATCAGGCGGAGGTGGTGGACGTTACGCTACTGGTACAGGCACTACAGGCCAAGGTTTTGCAGGTGGTAATGGCATAAGAGCAGCACACGGCGGCACAGATTTATCTGGTGGTGGAGGTGGTGCAAGTGAAGTAGGACAAAACCATCAACCTCATAATACACCTGATAGGCATAGTGGAAATGGTGGTGATGGAGTCGCATCATCAATAACAGGATCACCTGTCACAAGAGCTGGTGGCGGTGGCGGTGCAAGTAACTATGTTAATTCTCCAATAAAAACTGGTACTGGAGGTGCTGGAGGCGGTGGTGCTGGAGGAAATGGCCCAGGGACAACTTATCCAGGTGCTAGTGGAACAGCTAACACTGGCGGTGGCGGGGGCGGTTGGAGTGATGGAATAACTGGTTTCCAAAACTTTGGAGGCGGAGGTGGAGCAGGAGGTTATAGATGTTCTGTGCCAGGAGAAAGCTCTGGCGGTGGTGCATCAGCCGAATCTACACTTACTGTTGTAGGTAGCACACCTTACACTATAACTGTAGGAGCAGGAGGTTCAGGAGCAGCAAGTCCATCAAGTACAACAAATGGAGGTTCTGGTGTAGTAATTACCAAAGAACCTGAAGTTAGTTTTATATCAGGAGCATCTGGTATATGGGGTTTAGATGAAGTTTACGACTTTGTTAAAGCAGGCACTTGGCCGTCCTAACAATCCTATCTTTTAAATCATATATAAATTATACTAATCTTCTGTAGGAGAGAAGATGAACTTAAAATACTATTATTGGTACTTTCAATCAGTTATACCAAAAAGAATTTGTGATGAAATAGTAAGATATGGTAAAGAACAAGATAAACAAACAGCTCTCACAGGTAATTCACAAGCTGAAAATCTCAGCGAAACAGACCTTAAAAACATACAAAAGAAACGTAAATCAGACGTGGTTTGGATGTCAGATCGATGGATTTACAAAGAAATACAACCTTATATACATCAAGCTAACGCAAATGCTGGTTGGAATTTTGAATGGGATTGGTCTGAGGCCTGTCAGTTTACAGAATATAAAAAAGGTCAATTTTATGATTGGCATTGTGATTCGCATATTGAACCATATAATCAACCAGAAGACCCAAATACAAATGGTAAGCTAAGAAAACTTAGCATGACTATATCTCTTACCGACCCTATAGAATATGAAGGTGGTGATTTAGAGTTTGATTTTAGAAATCAAGATGAAGCATCACAACCTAGAATATGTAAAGAAATTAGGCCAAAAGGGAGCATTATAGTTTTTCCTTCTTTTGTTTGGCATAGGGTCACACCTGTTACTAAAGGGACACGGCACTCCTTGGTGTGTTGGAATTTGGGGTATCCGTTTAGATGATTACTGAATTAAAAAATCCTATTACAGAAAATTACAAAAATTTAAAAAAATTAGTATTGAGCAACAACTTTCCTTGGTATTACCTTGATAAAACTGTTTCTAATACAGATGAAGAAGACATGGGTTTTTTTGCTCATTGTTTATTGGGCAGACCAGCGCATGAAAGTTATGGCAAACAAATTCCTCCTATACCCGAAAGAGTATCTACTTATTTTGATGAATGTTATTCTATTTTGAAAGAAATACTTGATTTTAACAACATAGACTTGGAAGTTATGTATCGTATGAATATAAACATGACACCACATAGCACTGTAAAATCTAGTATTCCACATATAGATTTAAATTTTCCCCATAAAGTCGTTATAGTTTATTTAACAAAGTTTTCACAAGGAAAAACAATAATTTTAGGAGAAGATAATCAAAAAATTTATTCAAACCCAAAAGAAGATAATGTCATTATATTTGACGGCAAACTCAAACATTATCAAGAATGTCCTGATATAGGTGAAAAAAGAATAGTTATGGTTGCAAATTTTTTATGAGTTTTAAAAAAGATAAATACCAAATAATTAAAAATGCTATATCAAAAGAACTAGCAGATTTTTGTTATCAATACTTTTTAAACAAAAGAAAAGTAGCAAGACATTTGTTTGATACTCATTACATATCTCAATTTACAGAATACTTTGGTGTTTGGAATGATACACAAATACCTGAAACTTACTCACATTATTCTGACATAGTTATGGAAACTTTATTGCAAAAAGTAAAACCAATTATGGAAAAAGAATCAGGAATTAAACTTATAGAAACTTACTCTTATGCAAGAATTTATAAAAACGGTGATGAATTAAAACGACACAAAGATAGATACTCTTGCGAAATATCAACTACTATGAATTTAGGTGGAGATGAGTGGTCAATATATATAGAGCCTAATATTAAAGTAAATTTAGAGCAAGGTGATATGTTGATGTATCGTGGTTGTGAATTAGAGCATTGGAGGGATCCCTTTTTGGGTGAAAATTGCGTACAAGTGTTTTTACACTACAACGATGCAAGTAATAAAAATGTAAAACAAAATAAATTTGACGGTAGGCCTATGTTAGGATTGCCAGCTTTTTTTAAACAATAATGTACGAAACCTATTATTGTGATATTTTAGAAAAAATAAACAATAAAATTTTTTTAAAAAAATTAAATTATTTTATTAAAGATAATCCTTGTTGCAAAGAGTATCCAAAATGCGAACACGCAAGAATTCAGTCCTTTGGCACTTTACATAAACACTTTTTAGAACTAAATAAATCTATTGATATTACTGTATGTAAATATTTAAGCTATCAACCAAATATTTTACATAAAAAATGTTGGGTATTTTTAAATAAAGCAAACGCAAAAATAGATTCTATAAGGCATAACCACGTAAGTAATTCTGAAAAATTTAATATATCAGGAATAGCTTATTTAACTGAAACCGATTTTGGCACTAAATTTTGTGATGATGAAAGGATCAAACCACAAGTAAATTATTGGAATGTATTTGATTCAAGACTATATCATCAAGCGGAAGAGGGTGTACCAAAAATAGATAGATATGTATTAGCTTTTGATGTGGTTATAGGCGACTAGGCATTTTTGCACTATAATATTAGTAAGTCTGTATTACAGATAAAAATAAAGGAGAACGAATATGACAACTTTAAATATATTTGCGTGGATTACAGCTATAATTTCTATTGCCTCAGTAATAGCAGCAATAACACCTACACCAAAAGATGATCACTGGTTTAGTTACTTATACAAAGTAATTGATTGGTGTGCTTTAAATGTTTTAAAAGCAAAGGATAAGTAATATGAAAAATTTAATTATATTATTTAGTGCTGTGTTTATGACATCATGTGCTACGGTAGGTGCTGTTATTGAGGGCGGTAAAGATTTAACTACCAGCGTTATTGATTCAACTGTAAAAACAGCAGGCAATATAACAACATCAGCTTTAGAAGATGCGGGATCTGTTGTAGATACAGTTGGTGATTCAGTTTCTAATGTAATTGAAACTGTAGTTGAAAATGTAGATGAACAAACTGATGAAATACAAAACGCTACAGATAGTGAGGATATAAAATGAGTTTTTTAAAAAGATTTTGGAATAATCTTACTGGTACAGAAGAAGTAAAAGTAAGAACTAGAAACAAAAAAGGCCATTATGTAGCTGATGACAAATCAACACCTGATGTAAACGAAGCTTGGACTACAAAAAGAGTTAAAAAAACATCTAAAAAGTAATGGCAAAATCACCTGATGCGTTTGTTTATAACGCTACATTAGAACGTATTGTTGATGGAGACACATTTGATTGTTGTCTTGACCTTGGTTTTGATGTAAAGCTACATAAACAACGTGTTAGGCTAGCAGGTATTGACACACCAGAAAGCCGCACAAGGGATCTCGCAGAAAAAAAACTTGGTCTTGCTGCTAAATCAAGGTTACAAGAACTGTGTATTGGCGATATTAAAGTCAAGTCATTAGGCAAAGGCAAGTATGGTCGTATTCTAGGTATACCATATACTGAAGATGGCAGAGATATATGCCAAGTATTAATAAAAGAAGGTCATGCAGTCGAGTATAACGGAGGCAAAAAAACAAAAGTTTGGGGTGATTACTGATGGAATCAGTAGTCACACTTATTCAAGAGGTTGGGTTTCCCATAGCAGCTGCTCTAGGTCTAGGGTGGTTTATTTACAAACTAATCATGCGTATTGTTGATGGTATGGAAACAAAATTAGATACCGTTGATGAAAAAGTAGAGGGACAAATAGCTGCAATAGAAGAGAGGCTAGGTACAAAACTTGACTCACAACACGGTATTTTAGTAGCATTAATAGATAGAATACGCAGTTTAGATAATGAAATAATCAGACAAGATACTCTAATAAAAACAATATTAGGTGTGCCACAGTTAATAGACAGCAATAAAATAGCTTTT